ACAAGATCGGTTGGGTTGGCACTGTGTATTTTTTCCCTTGTGATTGGACCCAAGATACCATCGTCAGAAATCCCCAAGGCCCTCTGGACCCAACGAACAGAGGCACGAGGCCCGGAATTGACAGCACCATCCATGAGAACTGCGTCTACACCACTGGGGGCTTGGTCAGCCCCTACCGCATCCCAATACCTAGTTTTGTAGACAGCCTTTGCTGTTTCTTTGGTCACAGACCTGACATCATCTTTGTCTACATCACCATCATTATCAAGGTCCAAGGAGAGGGCTCTCATGGTGTGAATGGTGATACCCATGTTGGTTGCGCCACCGGGGTCACTAGGGTGATCTACGTAACCACCTTCCCAAGGAAATATCTGCTCTTCCATAATTTTGTCAAAGTTCTCATGGGCCATTGTCTATATCCTCAACTTCAAAGATGTTGCTTTCCACCTTGATAACCTTGTCTGGAAGCCCCCCACCTTCAATCGTCCATACTGTGCTTACATAGTAAACTCCAGGGGCCAATGTTTCACAGGCACCACTAGTCCACCAACTAAGGGTGAGTGGGTTCGGGAGTTTTCCATCAGGTGTGTAGTCACCACCACCACTAGAACTACAAACAACTTGAGACCCTTTAGAGTCAACCTCCCTGACCAAGACATCCCACCGGGCAATAAAGGGTCTTTTAATCTCCCTATCCACCCTCATGTAAACTTCCTGACGAGACATACTGTTGTGAACGAAAATCGAATCAACAGATAGAAACCAAGAGGGTGGCCAGACATAGGCCACACCCCAAAAGGCTATTAAGGCAAGCATGAACCAGAAGGTTAGATGACTTTTCCAAACTCTTACAATCATCTAGACCACCATACTACTACCGCTTCAATGGACATTTTGGTTGCAATCACTGCACCAGCGAAGATGGTTAAATGCCTCACAAGCCAAGCAAAGGTAATCATGGCTTTTAACACCCTCCTTATGTATTCATCTATCTTCCTGTCTTCTGGGTCAGATATGTGATCAGTCAGGCTTTCTAGGACCCTTATCCTTTCCTCAAGACGTTCTATCCACTCTTCTTGTGTCATCAAAAGACCTATTGTTGTCTTTTTGGCCTATTCGGGCAAGTGCGGCCACACCACATTGCGTGGGTCTCCTGTTGTATTAGGTAAGTCCCTCAATGCCTGCCGGTAAGTCGCCCATGCACCCTGATCCACTGGCGCATCAGACACCTGAGTCCAGTCCGTCTGTGATAAAAGGAGATTTCTCCTGTTGCGTAGGTGAATCCATGCTTTTGCGATTTGCTCTGCCTCACTAGGTGGAGGACGATCCACCGGCACACCGTCAATGATCAGATATTTCTCGGAGTCTACCGAACCTAACACATACCCCTGCCCCGGCTCCAGTAAAGCATCAAAATCCCATTCGCCAGATGAACGACTCAACGTGCCTTCAATCTCGCCGGTCTCGATGTCATATACCGTAATAGTGTTCATTTTTTATTCTCCGTAGACGCCATGGCCCGCCGACGCGCATATACCGCTTGACCATCAGTCCTAAAATTCGTGACCTTCAGGTCCAGTTGGTGATTGCCCTGTCCGGGGTTTATTGTCGTCATAAGTGAACCGTGAATCTCGGCTGTCCCACCAAGAATACCATTACTACTAGAGGCTAGTGGCCAATATCTTATCTGGTTGTCATTCAGATAGAGCCGCACCTCTGTGTAGGGGTTGTTTTCCATCTGAAAGATAGCCCACACATTTACCGAATTACCATCACAGGAAAAAGTTAAATTAGCGATTCGAGTCTCTGGCTCAAACCCAGTGTCATCGAGCATTTTGCTCGACGCGGCAAAGAAAGAAAAGTCGTTTGTAACTGCACCGTCTTGGATTTTGGCAGTGCCTACGGCGAGGTTCTTTATATTTGCCGTATCTACCTCAATAGACCCAAGATCGGCAGAAATAGCAGATAGGTCAGTAACATCGATCTTGTCTGCCGTAACTGTATCGGTTACAAGCAAGTTACCATCTATGACTTCTGTTTGTTCTTGCCAACTCTCGGAAGGAACTGGGCCTGAGCCTTCGTCATAAATCCAGACAGATTGGCCCGTTGGACTAGACTGACTGCCCGTATAAAACCATGCTTGATCTGAGTCAACAGGGTCACCAATAGCATTGGTGAAATCTGTATGGGCACCAGAAGACGTAGTGGGTAAGGAACTAACACCAATGTGCCACCTCCCCGGCCCACGCTCACCAACATCACCATCTTGACCGACATATGGAACGAAAGTCTGGCCCGACACGGGGAGATTCGGGGTGGTGGTGGACTCGTAGAACGTGACGTGTGTTTTCCCAGTTGGGCTAAAAGACTGTCCATTACCGGCGGCATCATCAGCATAAATCGGGTAGATGCTCTGTCCACCGGGGCCAACAAACTTGACAAACGTCCCACTCACCGGAAGCGTTGGAACTGTTCCGGTATACTCTACATATTGGACGTATTCTCGACCGTTTGCGTTTAAGCTTTGGTTCGTGCCAGAAGCATTAGCCGCGTAGACAACCAGAACAGAAGTCCCGTCCGCCCCATCTAGAATTTGGGGATTCGTAGTTGCGGACACATTAGCTGAGTAGGCGCTTTCATTGCCCGTGAAATCCAGTGCCTTAATGCGATAGTAATACGTTTGGTTGTCATCAAGACCGGAGTCTGTAAAAGCCTCACCAGAGATGCGACCAACGAATGATGTTGGGTTGTTAGAGGTCCCCCTGTAAATCTTATACTGAAACAAGTCTTTAAGATCGGAACCATCCGTATTTTGTGATGGTTCATCCCAAGTAACAGTTATACTTTCATACCCACCAGAGGCAGACAGGTTGGTTGGTGCATTTGGTGTAGTTCCATCATCACCTGTAGAGACTGGAGAAGGGGAAGTGACAAACTGACTTTTTACACCGAGATGGTTGACAGCAGCAACACGGTAGTCGTATGAGACACCAGAAACAGCAGGGCTCAAGACATACTCATTACCGTCAATGGTTTGAGAATTGTAGGTGCTTTCAGTGGTAAGTTTCCACTGAAATATATAGTAATCCACGGCAGATTCGTCTAAAACACCCCAAGAGAACTTAATCTGAGGGATTGTGGTCCCGTCATTATTAACAAACGCGCTTACAGATGCTTCGTTTAGAAAGGGTATTTGAGTCTCAAGTGAATCACCCAGAATGGTGTTGTCACGCTCGTAGACTTGCCCATCATCAACTTCGTCAAACACACTCTCGCTTATCTCACGGAGACTCATTTGCACTTGAAGATCAAGGTCGTCTGTGAGACCAAAAGTCCAAGATACTACCTCAAACTCCTTGTAGCTCCAACCAAACCTATCCAAGTTAAGTCTAACTACATCACCAACCTGGACCTTAAATGCTCTTAACCCAAAAGATGCACTAACGGTGAGTTGTTGCCTGTTTCTTTCAAGTGCGATACGGGCAATCCTTCGAGCTTCCTCAGAAGAATCTGTAAAGGGGAGGTCAAGATTGATGACAGACTCTTGTCCATTATCGGCAGACAGGAAAGCAGAGTTTGTCACCTCTGGGTAATCCGTGACTTGCCAGTTGCTTTCTTCACCACGGAATGTGCCCCGGATGGTGTTAAAGTTGTCTCTGCGAGAGTGCCGGGTTTTTACAGACACACTACTACGGAGGTCATCCTCATCAAAAGTTATGGTTGGGGCAACCCAGTGGGCAGGTTTCATCCTCCATTTACCTTGAGAATACCACACAAGGCCGCCCATGGAGGTCGAAATACTGTTAATAGTATCGTAGGGTGCTTGGGCCGTAGTGAAGGCCCCGTTACAAGTGAAGCGGGTGTTACCACTTAGGGTGTTGGTCTCATCACAAACATCAGCAGCAGATCTAACTAGGTCGCCATCAATGTTTGAAGGACTTTCGTTTAACCCATAACCCTGAGTTAAATAATCTCTGAGGCAGAGAGCGGGGTTATCTGACCAAGAGATGCTACCTGTTCTGGGGTCATATACCCTCTTACCTTTGATGGTTGCAGTAATAATAGGGACACCATTGGGGAACTTATCTGAATCAAACTTAAACCTGCAGTAAAGATAGGCAATACCCCGAAGCCTGTGGTTATTGGTCCAACCACTCACCTCACTGACCAGAGAACTGTCAGCACTTTGGCCGTCGAACCCCTTATGCTTTTTGATACGAATAAACCCGTCATACCTGTTGCTGAGGGTTCCATCAGGGAGTTCTACCTGTTTTACATTGCCGTCACTTTCAAGGTTAGTTACTTTGGCGTCATTAATGTATATCTCATCGAAAGACTCAACTCTGTGACCTGCGAAAGCCAAGACTCTGTGTAGGAATTTATTATTGTTCCCTGTTGTCCCGTCAAAAACTACAACCGCACCTACCTTGGCTCTCCCATAAATGATCTGGTGATCAAGGGCACTCCCGCGAGAGTTTACGGTGTAGCCCCTGTTTTGAGGTTGTTTGGGCTTAGGGCTTAGGGCATAGAGGGCAACACCAATAGCAGCCCTAACCAAAAACCCTGTAATCATTGCAGATGTAATAGCTGTCCCTGCAATTACAGATGGGAGGAAAGAGGCTGCTGCTGCACCAAGGACTGCTGTAACGATTCCCATTTGTTATCCTAGATATTTGGAATAGACACGTTCTATGTTGCTGAAACCCAATAGTGACAGCAATCCGTCGAAAGGTCTGTGAACTTTCATGTTAATAGTCAAAACAGATACACCATCTTCTTTCAGGCACTTCTCTGCAAACCCGATCAGATCAGTCCCAACAGAACTCTTCCGATGACTCTGGTCTACAAAAATAACATCGTTTCCAGCAAAGAGGTGATCCTTGTAGTGTATGTTCCTGGAGACAATCACTACAAAATAGCCCACGAGGCCGCCGTCTGTATCCCTAGCAGTGAAAATCTTCAGGTTGCCTTGCTCTTCTAGACTGCTGTAGGTGTCCCAGTCAGGGTTCAGTTTTATCTTATCTTGATTCAGCGCAACCTCTGACCAGTGTTCCTTCAAGAGGGGCTCAGCATCAATTTGAAATGTAGCAAGGAACTCTTGTTGATATTTCATTTCACAATCACAATGGTGAAGGTTGACCGGAAGAGTTTCCGCCACCCTCAACTTTTCTGCCCCAAAC